ATTTTTTACCGTCTTTATCCATGTCCTTTTGTTTAATCTGCTCAAGCTCTTGTATAATTATCTCCATTATACTAGAATCTTTAATATAAACTTTATTATCACGTACTTTGTCAGCTAACTTAAAGTAACATTGACTTTTAAGGTTAGAAAAGTTCTCTTTCTCTCCTTCTACTTTCATAGGTGTACTATTGTTAACAAATCCTTGACAACGTAGAATATCTTTAACTCCTCCACCTACTCCGTCTTCATCTACTACAACATTAGACATAGGAATAGCTAAACTATTAGCTTTTTCTCTTATAACCTTAGAAGTGTTTACAATATCCGAACCGCTTAGAGTAATTATTTCTTCTAATCTCCATCCGCTCCAAACTCCGATAATTGTTTTATCGCTACCAAACCGCGCAATATCAGCAGTAATAAAATTAGTTCCATGCTCTACAAATTCATTAGTGAATAAATTAGTTAACGAATTATAGTCGAATAGTTTTGATAAATCAGAATCGTACTCCCAGTTACCAAGTAATAACCTTTGCCTTGAAGCTTCGTCTAATCTTCCTAATGCTTCAGCGTAAGAACTATGAACGTGCTTATTATCACTTAATAAAGCTTGTATAAACTTTCTATGTTTTGGTAGTGTGCCTTCTTTGTGTGGTTTATAAAATGTATGATACACCCAATTTTTAGCAGGGTTACAAGTCATTAACATCTTAGGAGATAAATTATACTCGTTTAGTTTATACCTCATCCTTGACATAACTACATTCTTAGCTTTCTCAACAACTTGGTTACACTCGTCGATAAACGCACCCGTAATCTCCAAAGAACCCAACGAGTCAAAATTCGGATCAGACGGGTAGAGAAATAAATCTTTAAGGATAATCTCTGAGCCATTCGAGAATTTAATAACTTTCTCGTTAGCATTATAATTATACTCGTTAGTAATTTTGAGAGTAGAAGCAAGGTCAAAAAAAGTATTAAGCGTTGTTTTCTTTAAAGCATCTAGTTTACTACGTCCGATTAGCCATCTTGTTCCAGGATAATTAAAACAATTTCTAACAACCCATAAACAACCAAACCAAGACTTACCTCCACCTGCAGCACCTCCATATAGTACTTCTATGGTCTCATCATCTTGAAGATAATTATAAGCCTCGTATTGTTTCTTAGTTAGTTTTATAGCCATAGTACTGCTAATCCTAGCACAAACATTATGCTTCTAATATAAGCGTTATCAAAATCTATCTTAGCCGTGGACCAATCTTGCTCTTTAGTAGTAAAAAAACCAACTGGATACGAATTATCTAATCTCTTACGAGTTTCAAAGTAAAACCCGTTATGTATAAATGGTTGAACAAGTGAACAAGCTATAACTGTTTTAAGTCCGAATATAAACAAAATAGGTAAAAGGAAAATAAACCTCTTACCCGTTAAAAACACGTGTATATCGTGTCCTAGTACTTGGTTGTTATACGTCTTTCTATTGTAGAACATAAAAGCATCTGATATACCGTCGAATATGCAATAAATTATCCAAAGTATCATAACTCTACTCTCTTAATCCATTTAACGTACGCGTGTCTACGTGATTCGCTAATAAATATATCGTTAATCCATCTAGTACCGTTAGGCTCTCTATAGCCTTCTTTTAGTCTTTTACGTCTAAACTTGATTTCGTTTCTTGGTGTTACTTTTTTAACCATCTTATTAATGCTTGTATCCATGTAATTAATATAATCGCTATACCGTATCCTATAGCTAATAAACTAATCACTGGAATAGTTATTACTACTAAATCAAAGATAGGCAATCCTTCTAACATTTCGTATAAGTCTTTACCTCCTCCGAATACTATTACAAACAAAGATAATAATAATATTACTACAAACCCTATTTTAATCGTCGTCCTCATCTACTCCAATTATAATTTTAATACTCTCGCCGTTAGAAGTTATGTCTTTCTTCTCAGGTTCGTTAATACCTTTTAACTTAGCTAAGTCTTGTAATATACCTCTAGCTGTTTGGTAGTCTTTTTTCTTAACACATAAGTTATAAAGTCTCCATAACTGCCTAACGTGTTCGTCTACAATCTCGTGATTTTCTTTACTATATTTCTCTGCTACAAAGTCCCAAACTCTTTTCCAATATGTTTCCGCTTGACGTTCAGACACTTCCCATTTATCCGAAGCATAACGAAGAAAATCTTTACGCTGCATACCTTCATTGATTACTACCTCAATGCAGTCCGCCATACGCTTTTCCATTTCTATATTATCAGCTTTCGCCATACTCTTTTATTTTTCTATAAATACTATTAAACTCTTCTAAAGTAATAAGATTCAACGCATACAATAAATGTATACTATCTACGGCTTTACTTACATTCTGTTGTTTACTTACTTCTTTCATTAGTTCTCACAATAGTTGTACTTAATATATAGTGAATCGGTTACTTTCTTATCATACTGATCTTTATAAAAGAACTCAAATAAATAACCATCATCTAAATCCTCTGAATATACATAAAGATACAATTCTTCTTCATACCCTTCATAACTATCCATTAAATCATCTATCGCATCCTCGTGCATTTTTCTCACTACCTTTAGTGCTTCTTTCAATTTCATCTAACTTTAAAATTAATTCCTCAATAAGACCTTGATACATTTCCCAGTCAGGTAGTGATAGTATAGCATCTATTTCTTTGTATATGTCTTTACTTGTTTTAATACTTTTTTAAGTAAATGAAAATCTAAATTATCCCATTCTGTGTTAAATCTATCATTATAAAATTCATAAAACATTTCTATAAACCTAATACTTAATTCAGGCTCTATCCATTCAGTTCTTCTATACTGTCCTTCGAAAGGTTTTAAATACCACTCTCCCCAAAAGGTTTTAATATTATATTCAACATCTAAAGCTTTGCTTTGTTCCACTTTAAATAAATCTAATAATTCCATTTCTAAACCCTCTATTTTATAGAATTTAAATCTAGTATCTATGTTGTTTGTTACACCATATTTCAAGAAACCTTTTTTACTTCCTTTTATACATTTAGCTAAATATAAATACTTCTTCATACACTACCATTTTGATCTAGGACAATGAAATATTTTAAACCTCGCTTTGATATTAATGATACACCCACAAGTCGGATAACGTCCCTTAGTTGGTTTACCGAACTCTCCACAAGTTAATACTTTACCGTTTACTCTGCATCCCGTACAACTTAAACAAATAGCTTTCCTACGCTCATACTCTGATTGATTAGCTTCTGGTATAGGCGGTAATTCAAAACGCCTTGATAAATCATTAAGCATTGAAGCCGTACAACTACTACAACCGTTAGAACGTTCTCTATACCATTGATTAGAATAGTTAAAAATAGCCTTGTGTATATCTATTAACTCTCTTTTGTCTACAGCGTTTACCCTTTCGTATGGGTATTTAACGGTTTCTAATAATGTTATAAATCTTTCTTTCATATTTTCTTTATTTCATAGCTAAAGAAGTCTAACTTATCTATCCCAGTATAAAAGAATCTGTATTTAATACCTTCTTCTTCTATTGTAAAATCAAAAGGGAGTAAATAAATACCTTCTACTATCTCAGAATAAAACTCTGGATAAGCTTCATATTCATTTTTAATTGTTATTTGCCCATATAACAAATCTCCCTCATGATCTATAAATAAATCGGATACTTCCATACCTTTAATATACAAAAAACTATTTATTAATTTTCTTACGAATTTTAAAATTACACCTTTCACAATAATATCTAGTTCCTTGTGTTTTCTGTATTACGTATTTCTTAAATGACTTCTTCCATATAAAGCGTTTCTTTCTACATCCTGGACAATACTTGTATTTAAATACTAGATTCATAACTTCCCTTGTATGTGATCTATAAATTTGTCCATCATCTCATTATAATAAGCTTCCTTGTCTTTACCTAGTGCTTTAGCTAGTTTAAGAATAGAATATCTTAATATTTGTGATTTAGTTCTCTGTGGTTCTATAACGTTGTTTTCTATTTCTTTGTCTATAGCATCTTTTTGCTCTTCGGTTATTTGAGGAGCAAAGTATATTACTCCTCGTGTACCTATTAATTCATCTCCTTGCTTTAAAGCTTCGCTGTCCTCTTCTCTTAACGTTTCGAATTGATAAGTTAAACTTCTATCTGCTCTACGTTTACAGCTCTTAAATTCTACTTCTTTTAGTATCATATTTAACAAAATAATTTTTTGAATTTTTTTTCTTTAGATTTAATCCACCTTTTATCTCCTTTTTTACGAAAAACAAAACAACCTCTACTTTGTTTTAACGATAAATAATAAAAAGCATCTTTAACTTTTAACAAAACTACATTACGTATGTTTGTATCTTCGTATTTTATATTATTGTCATTTAAATACGATTTCATCCACTCAACTTTTCGTCTATTTGATCTTTTCCTAGCTATTGAAAAACCCGAATAGTCATCTTTTCCATCGTCTTTAAAACAATTTATTTCTTTGTTAGATTTTTCCATAATATTTTTAAAGTTACCTAATTATCTCAGCGTAAAGAACGTCTATCTGGTCAGAAAAATAGTTATTATAATCTACTTAATACTTCAAAATACATAATATCTACTTTATCGCTAAATGCTAGATCGTAGTCTATAATATTTCCTATTGTCTTTACCGAGTGGATAACCGTAGTTCTATCTAAGTTAGTCCAGTTTCTTACAGCTCTTTCGTATAGATTCCACTTCTTAAATCTTCTATCGACTAAGTAAAATACTACTTGTCTAGCTTCTACATACTCTCTTTTACGAGTCTTTTTAAATAACTCTT